CAGCCCTTGATGCCGGTGAGCGCTTGCGGCAGGGTTGTGGGGGCGCGGTAGTCGCTCATGTCGATGACGTTGGTCATTGCGCTTCGAGCCCTTCCACTGCGCACATGGTTGCGATCTCTCGCGCAGTTACCAGCGGCAGCTTGCGCCTGGACTCGGTGCGCAGCACCTTGCTCGCGTCCTCGATCCCGACGGCCAGCGCAACGTTCGGCATGCGCCTGCAGGTGGCGATCTGCCACAGGTAGTTGACCGAAGTTCCCGACAGGGTGGCCAGCCGCTCGCGCTGGTCAGGGGTGGCCGCGCGCATCCAGGCGGCCAGTGGGGTGTTGCGTCGACTCATGATGCCTTTACAGACCGCAGCCAAACTCGGCCGCACAACCAGAAGCAGGTTCGTTGATCGTGTCCTTGAGCGAATACTTGGCGACGTCAGTAGGGTCGGCCCCGTGCCGCTTACCGTGACGTGCCCACATGACTACACCGTAAATGCCAACCGCATTGAAGCGCTCAGGACGGAACATAGGCTTGCCGATCTCTACTTCCAAGTCGCGCACTCGCGCCATCTCGTAAGGCGTAAGGCGCAGGAAGTCACCTCGGTTGGCGTTGACGCATGGGTTGCATTCCAATGACCGATGCGGAAGCACGTAGAGCCGGTCGTGCTTTGATAGCGGAAGGCCCGCTGGCATCGGAACCATGCCTGCCCGAGCAAGCAGAGCATTTCGCTGGGCATCGTCGTGCTTGAACAGGGGATGCCACAGTCGTCGCCCACCGTGGTAGTCGCTGGCCTCAACATATTCCGGGGTGTTGGCTCGTTCTGCACTCTCTGCCCGACGCTTGCCGACCAGGGTAGTCGCCTTGAACTCAGGGTCGGCTTCGTCAAGCCACATGAGGTACGGGACACCTTTCAGGTGAGCGGTACAGAACTGCAACCCGTTGCCAGGAAAACCTTTGCGCATGCGGACCAGTTCCTGCATGCCGATCGACTTCACGTTGACCGTGTGAAAGCCGAGACCGCGAGCAAACGCCTCACCTAGTTCGATGCGGCGCTCCCATCCAGGGGCCGCCCAGCCGGTATCGCAGTAGGCAACGACAACATTGCCGAACGCATCGAGCGAGTTCTCGTGCGCCCACTGGATCATCGCAAGCGAGTCGTTGCCGTACGACACCGAGATGACGAAATCGGGCACGGGTCCATCGTACCTCGCGACCACAACAGGTTCAGAGGCGTCTCGCGATTCAATTTCGTCCTCAGGGACAGTCACGATAGGTGTCATGGGGCCCGACTATAGCGATTGCAAAATGAAGTCGGCAAGTGCTTGATACCCGACGAGGTATGTGCCACTATGCCTTTTACCTATGAACAGTACGTATAACAACCGACGCGAGAACCTGCGTGCGCTGCTCGAACAGTGGGGCGGCCCGCTGCCGGTAGCGCGCAAGCTGGGCTACTCGAACGCATCGTTCGTGGTCCAGATGTGCGGGCCTAACCCAACGCGTGAGGTGACTGAGAAAACGGCCAGGAAGATCGAGATCTCGCTAGCCCTGCCGCCCGGCTGGCTGGACGAATCGCCAGCGACGCGAACGACTTCCCAGGTGCCTGTGGACACGGCGCTCGTGGCGCGCATCGTTCAAGTGGTGGCGCAGACAGCCGATGATCTCGGTATCAGGCTAACACCCGAAAAGCTCGGAGACGTTGTTGCCCTGGTCTACACCGATGCTGAATCAAAGGCCAATGCCATACGCCCCGAATTCATCCACCAAGTGCTGAGACTGGCAAAGTGAACGTAGAACTCAAGAGGCAACGCATCAAGTCCATCGTCGAGCAGGTATACGAGAGCCGCTCACGGCGAATGCTGGTCGTCAGTGCAGCGGCTCTAGCCCTGGTTGTAGTTGGCTGGGCCTTGGGCAAGGTGCTGTAGCAGGTGCTCGCGGATCATCCCGTTGATCTCGATCGACGAGACGATGGCAGTCTGCTGGATGTAGAGGTCGAAGGGTTTGCCGAACGCCCACCAGCGCACATGCCGGTAGCCCTGGCCATGCAGGTCGATGGTCCAGGGCTCGTTGCGCAGTTCCACGACTTCACCGTGTCTGCGCCCGCCGACGAGCAGGTATCGGTTCATCCCAATCCTCCAGGCGCGGTTTCTTCCCACGCTTTCATGCTGACTTCCTTGGCCTCACCGACCGGTATCGGTTCGAGGGACAACTGCCGCTCGTCGATCAGCACGCAGCGCTGGATCCGCTGCACACCGTACAGCGTGATGTCGCCGCTCAGTTTGCTGGTCATGCGCATCAGGTCGACGTACGACGGGCCGAACAGGATGCCGTCGATACCGTCGATGCGCAGCCCCACAGCATAGCCGTAGGTCAACTGACCATTGACGATCGCGTTCGTGGCCTGGGCAACGTTGTATGGGGTCACTGTGCGCTCTCCTTCATCGACTTGATTGCGGCCCTCACGTCGCCGGCCTTTATGCGCCGCGGAGACGCGCCAGGACGGTCGTACAACGCGTAGCGGCCATTGCCGTTGTGCACCATGCGTGGTGGCTTGCCCTGGCGCGTCAGCCACCACCACTTCCGGTACTCTTCGACCAGGGCGTCGCCGGTGAGGCGGGTCACGGCATGCCCTTCGTGTTCATGTCGTGCAGTTCGGCGGGCAGCGTGTAGCGCGGCTGATCCGGTGAGATGACGACCGGCATGCCGAGCAAGGTGCAGGCGCCGATCATGATTCCTCCCACGTCACAACGAGGTCGCCGAACGCGTCCTCTTCGATGATCAGGCGGCCACGCTCGACGCTGGTCGGGAAGCAGCCATCCGAGATCGGCACCCCGGCTTCACGCAGCCGTTTCGACACGAACGCGCCGACGTGCACGCAGTTCTGCCACTTGTCGATGTCGCTTCGCGCGACGGTCACAGAAACTGCCACAACCACCTCCCAAGCCACGCAAAGCCGAACACCAGCGCCGTGAAGGCGATCGCCTTCACGCGGCGCACCATCTCGTAGTACGCATTCATAGATGCGCACTGCTCGTCGAGTCGCGCCGGCCGACTCACGACTTCGTCGTCGGGTTGCATCCCAGTTCCTCCTTGAGTCGTGTCACCCGCTTCTGCAGCATGGGCACGGTTGCCGAGTAGAACTCCAGCTTCTGCTGGTGTTCAGCGAGTGCCATCTGCGCATCGTGCAGGTGGCGCTTGAGCAGATCCTCGTGCGTCGGCCGCAGGATCTTGTCGAGCAGGTTGCGATTCATTCGTGCCTTTCGATGTATGACGAGTGCCATTGTCGTTGTGACATCGGCGTGTGCTATTGGTACAAACCCTAAGCGTTTTGCACTTGCTCAACGCCGAAAGCAGGCGCTACACTCTGCCCCGCTCGATCAACCGAGTCAACCCCAACCGAAAGGACACGCCAATGAGCGTCACCGTCACCCTGAACTTCGCTACCACCGCTGAAGCTGCCGCCTTCCTGGCGGGAAACGGCAAGGCGTCGGCCGCCAAGGTCGAAACCCCGAAGGCCGAAACCCCGAAGCCCGATGCGGCGAAGGCTGTCGATACCTCGCGTACTGCCGAGGCGGCCAAGGCCGATGCGCCGTCGAAGAAGGACTACAACTTCGACACCGACGTGCTGCCGGCGCTGCAGGCGTACAGCAAGAAGGTGAGCCGTGAGGACTTCGCGGCCAACGTCATGAAGAAGTACGGCATCAACAAGGTGCCGGAACTGAAGGCCAAGCCCGAGGTCTTCGCCGAACTGATGGCTCTCTGCGCCGGCTGATCCATGCACGTCGCCGAGGTCAAGCTGCACGCGCGCAAGTCGCCCAGCGGGTCGTTCCGCTGGCTGATGTGCCACGCGTCGCTGCAGCGTGAAGGCACCCTGGCCCATGGCCGGGAGTCCAACGCTGCGGCCGACTGGGGCACGATCGCGCACGATCTCGCCGAGCACTGCCTGCGTGACCGCAACGATGGCTTTCTCGAAGTGCGCGTCAACAAGGTGCGCGCCGAGGTGCAGTCGGACGGGCTCGTGATCTATGCGCCTGTCGAGACGCAGTGGTGCCTCAACGGTCACCTCGTCGATGACGAGATGGCTGACTGCGTGCACCGCTACGTCGACTTCGTGCGTGACCTTGCCATGGGCGGCGAACTGTTCGTCGAGGAACGACTCTCGATCGAGCACATGACGGGCGAGAAGGGCGCCAAGGGCACCAGCGATGCAGTGATCTGCTTCCCAGAGGAGTTGTGCATCGTCGACTTGAAGGGTGGCTTCATGCGCGTCATGGCCAGCTACCCGTTCGAGGGGGAACTGTTCGAGTACGGCCCGAAGGAGATGCGACTTCGGGCCACGCTTGAGACGGTGGTGTTCCCCAACCCGCAGGCAGTGATGTACGCCGAGGCAGTGCGCCACTCGAAGGAGTTCTTCTACGACTTCAAGCGGGTGCGGCTGATCATCGTGCAGCCCAGGCTCAACCACATCGACGAGCACGTCCTGTCGATGGAAGACTTCGCGATCTGGGTCGACTGGATCAAGGAGCAGGCTGCCCTGGCCGAGCAGCCGAACCCTCGCGTCGTGCCGGGCGAGAAGCAGTGCCAGTGGTGCAAGGCGTTCCCATGTGCTGAGGCACAAGCCCTGGCGCTGCAGACCGCCATCGATGACTTCGACCAGATCAACGAGCCGCCTCGCGACCCGTACGACCTGGGCCGGCTGAAGAAGTTGACACCGCTGGTGCGCATGTGGGCCGACAGCATCGACTCACGCGTGCACGCCGAACTGGCTGCTGGCCGCCCGGTTCACGGCTGGAAGTTGGTCGAAGGCGATCTCGGGGATCGCAAATGGGCCAGCGACGACAGCGTGCGCAAGACGTTCGAGGAGATGGGCCTCAAGCCCGAGCAGTACCTGACCAGCAAGACCATCACGCCAGCGGTTGCCGAGAAGATGGTTCGGCGCTCGAAGCGAAGCGAGAGCAAGCCGCTGTCGGCCGACCAGTGGGATCAACTGCAGACGCACATCGCAGCGCGCGAGCAAGGTGGCCCGAAGGTCGTTCCTGACTCCGACCCACGCGCGGCACTGGTCATCGACCACGCCGCTGATTTCGACATCATCAACTGAAAGGATACGCACAATGAAAGTAATCATCAAAAATGCGCGCGGCGCCTTCCTCAACCTGTGGGAGCCCAAGTCATTTGGCGACAACGGTGGCGAAGCCCGCTGCAACGGTTCGTTCATCCTGGACCCCAAGTCCCAGAAGGCCGAGGTCGACAAGATCAAGGCTGCCATCCAGGAAGTGGCCAAGGAGAAGTGGGGCGCCAAGGCACTCGACATCCTCAAGACCCTGTCGGCCAAGGGCGACCTGTGCCTGCAGGACGGTGCCACGAAGAGCGAGTACGACGGCTTCGAGGGCATGGTCTTCGTGTCGGCGGGCAACAAGGCGCGGCCCCAGGTGCTGGACCGCGACAAGAGCCCGCTGACCCAGTCCGATGGCCGCCCGTACTCGGGCTGCTACGTCAACGTCAGCATCGACGTCTGGGCGCAGGACAACAAGTTTGGCAAGCGGGTGAACGCCAAGCTGCTGGCGGTCCAGTTCCATGCCGACGGTGAAGCGTTCAGCGGCGGCGAGGGCTATGCCGACACTGACTTCGACGACGAGAGCGGCAGCGGCGAAGGCGGCGGCTCGACCGACGACAGCAGCGACGGCTTCTTCGCCTGATCGTCAGTGCCGTTCGTGGCTGCGGGTAAACCCCAAGTCACGAACGGCACAAGTCGTACGACAATCCCATCGTCATCAACCTGGAGTCCACACATGGCAACCAAGCAGAAACCGCTGACCATCGGCAAGAGCGTCACCTACCGCACGTCGGTGGGCACCGAAGGCAAGGGCAAGATCACCGACATCGCGACCACGAACCGCGGCGCCTGGGTCACGGTCCACGACAAGACCCGCGACAAGGTCATCAAGCTGCGCCCCGCCCAGGTGCAGTGATGTCGTCGATGCCGGTGGTCAGGCAGGGAGTACCCCTGCCCTCTGACACCAAACGCGGCGGCGGCACCCGTCGTCAGTACCCGTTCGGGCAGATGGCGATCGGCGAGTCGTTCGACGTCAAGCTGCGCAAGGGCGAGGACGGCAGCGTTGTCGCCCAACGGGTCCGGTCAGCCGCTGCAACGTGGCGCGGCCGGGCTGGAGCAGACGTGGGCTTCGTTGTCCGCGTCGTGTCTGACGAGAGCGTCGTGCGCGTCTGGGCTGTCAAGCACCGGCAACGGTTCTTCTGATCCTCCTGCGGCTGCCCAGCAGCCGTTTGCCTGGGGCGTGTCCCCAGGCTCTTTTGGAAACCCTGCGAGACACTCTCGCGGCGTGACGAGCGGCATCCCTCCCTGCTGTTCTTCTCGCCGGTCACCCAAGGAGAAAGCGATGAAGAAAAGCCTCGCGCACATCGGGCCGCATCTGGCCTTTGTGCATCTGCTCGTCAACTTCCTGATCTCAGCCTCTGTGTGGTGGGCTGTTGCCATTGAAGGCGTCGGTTCGCCGTCTCTCAAGACCCAGGTCGGCTGCACTCTCTGGTTCCTGATCAACGTGGCCTTCGTCCTGGCGATCATCGACGACGAGATCAATGAGTAAGCCTCGCGCGGTCCTCGACTGCGAGGTCTACGTCAACTACTTCCTATGCAAGATCCGGCGCGTCGACACTGGCGCAGTGCGGGTCTTCGAGCAGTACGACGGGCACCCGCTGGACACCCGCGGGTTGCGCCAGACGCTGGAGCGCGTCGTGGCTGTCACCTTCAACGGCATCTCGTACGACATGCCCATCATCGGCCTCGCGCTGACTGGCGTCTCGTGTGAGACGATCAAGCGTTGCAGCGATGCGATCATCCAGGGCGGCCTGCGCCACTGGCAGGCTGAGAGGCAGTTCAACTTCAAGATCCCAGCCTTCGACCACATCGACCTGATCGAGGTGGTGCCGGGCATGGTCAGCCTGAAGGTCTACATGGGCCGGCTGCACTGCCGCCGCATGCAGGACTTGCCGATCGAGCACACCGCGCGCATAACGCCAGAGCAGCGCCCACTGCTGATCGACTACAACGACAACGACCTGGACGGCACCCAGGCGCTGCTGGCCAAGTTCAAGGGGCAGATCGAACTGCGCGAGGAGATGTCGCGCATGTACGGCATCGACCTTCGCAGCAAGAGCGACGCGCAGATTGCCGAGGCAGTGATCAAGCACGAGTTGACCAAGCTCGGCGTCGATGTCCAGAAGCCTGCAGTCAAGGCGCGCACGTTCAAGTTCCGCTTCCCCATGTTCCTCAAGAACGCAGGCCCGGCTGTCCAGGGCGTGATCGACATGGTGCGCGCGGCCGACTTCGTAGTCGACGACGGCGGCTACGTCAAGATGCCCGAGCAACTGGCCAAGGCAGTGATCAGGATCGGCCAGGGGCAATACCGCATGGGCATCGGCGGGCTGCACAGCAGCGAGCAGCGGCAGGCTATCGTGGCCGATGACGACACGCTCATCCTGGACCGCGACGTGGCCTCGTACTACCCTGCCATCATCATCGGCACAGGGCTGTACCCCAGGCACCTGGGCAAGGGCTTCCTGGACGTCTATCGCCGCATCCGCGACGAGCGCATCCAGCACAAGCACGCCGGCCGCAAGACCCAGGCCGACACGCTGAAGATCGTGCTCAACGGATCGTTCGGCAAGTTCGGCTCGCCCTACTCCATCCTCTACTCTCCAGATTTACTGATCCAGACCACGGTCACCGGCCAACTGGCGCTGCTGATGCTTATCGAGTGGATCGAGGGCTGCGGCATCCAGGTCGTCAGCGCGAACACTGACGGTATCGTCATCAAGTGCCAGCAAGGGCACTACAACCTGCTAGGTGGCGTGATCAAGCAGTGGGAGATGCAGACAGGCTTCGAGACCGAAGAGACCCGCTACAAGGCGCTCTATTCGCGCGACGTCAACTCCTACATCGCGATCAAGCCTGACGACGGCGTCAAGCTCAAGGGCGCATACAGCGAGCCCGAGCCGGTAGCGTCGTCCTGGCCTAGTCCGCACAACAACATCTGCATCGACGCCGTGTGCGACTACCTGCGCTACGGTGTGCCGATCGACCTGACCATCCGCACCTGCCGCGACATCACCAGGATGATCGAGGTGCGCAACGTCACGGGTGGCGGCAAGTGGCGCGAGCAGTACCTGGGCCGGGCTGTGCGTTGGTACAAGTCGATTGATGGCGACCCCATCCTGCGCGTCAAAGCCAACAAGAAGGGCAACCACGATCAAGTGGCAGGCACGGCTGGCTGCAGGCCGCTGATGGTCATGGACGGCACCATCCCGACCGACCTGGACGTCGAAGCCTACGTGCAAGAGGCGCAGCAGATCCTGCACGACATAGGGTTTGCACCAATGGTGAAGTGAGCATGCCACAGGCATAGTTGACACATGAATACCGAGCAACACGACGCAGCAGCGCAGGACAAACTGCGTGATGCACGCGATGCGATGCAGCGCGCTATCGAGCACGCTGAAAAGGCAGGCTGGGGCAGCATCATCAACGCGATGCGTGAAGTCGCAGCAGAACTTCGCTTCATCACGGGCGAGGTGCCGTGAGTTACTTTGACGATCACGAAGACGAACTGATTAACAGGTGGGCGCAGCAGGAAGTTCGCCCGCCGCGCTGCAAGTATTGCGGTTCGGCTGACGTGCGTTGGCGCCAGCAGACTGGCAAGTGGGTTCTCTTCTCCCTGCAACCCGGCGTCGAGCATACCTGTTCGGCTGAGGATCTCGCAAATGATTTCGACTGACGACAGCGACGACTTCTTCGGCCCGTCTCCGATGCCCGACGTGATGATCGACATCGAGACGATGGGCCTGCGGCCGAACGCACCGATGATCTCCCTCGGTGCCGTGGCATTCGACTCGCGCAGCATGACACTGGGCGAACGGTTCTACGAGAACGTCTCCCTGGCCAGTGCCGTCGCGCAAGGTGCAGTCGTCGACCCCGACACCGTCATGTGGTGGATGCAGCAGTCGGACGATGCGCGCTCGGTGCTGCGTCGTGGCCCGCTGCACATCAACACCGTGCTCATGAAGTTCAGCGAGTGGCTGGAGCAAAGCACCGTCGCGCAGAATAGTCGGCGTGTCTGGTGCGCCGGCCCTGACTTCGACTGCGTGATCCTGGGTGAGCACTATCGACGCAGCTACATTGACGTGCCCTGGCGGTTCTGGAACCAGCGGGACTACCGTACTGTGCGAGAACTCTGGCCCAACGTGCCCAGGGCTGAACGCAAGGGTCTGCACAACGCGCTCGACGACGCGCTGTATCAGGTCGAGCATCTCTTCAACATCAGGAGAGCGCTTCGTGGCAACTGAAGTCAAACGCTATCTTGCTAGCGACGGCAAGCAATTCGACAGCGCGCTCGACGCGGACAACCACGATGCTGCTGTCGCGTTCTGCCTGGCCATTCATCCGAGTAACCCGCAGGAGTTCTACAAGAACGTCATCAAAGCGCTCAACGCCGGCTGGACTATCGAGCCTCCGCACGCAGAGATGGATGCCTTCCTGGGATGACCCCCGAAGGCGCGGTCAAAGCGCACCTCGTCAAGCGTATCCGCAGCCTGGGTGGCGAGGTGCGCTTCGCGAAGTGGGTCGGTCGTCGCTCGTGCCCCGACTGTCGCGTCATGCTGCCCGGCCGCAACTGCTGGGTCGAGACCAAGGCTGGCAAGGACGGTCGCCTGTCTACTGGCCAGGAGCGCGAGATCAAGCGTATGCGCGATCTGGGCGAAACCGTCTACGTGCTCATCACCACCGAGGAAATCGACAGTGTCTTCCCCCCTCACTGAGATCTGGTTCAGCCGCAAGCCGCAGTGCATGCGCTGCCCGAACCTGCGCACGCAAACCGGCAGCGGCGGCAACACCGTCATGCGCTGCGCTGCTGTCACCTGGAGCGATACCAAGCGCAGCAAGATCATGGTCGAGCGCACCGGCAACGAGCCGCCGTTCAACCTGTTGCCCTACTGCATCGACGCCCGCGACACGGGCCAACCCTGCGGCCCTGCCGCGAAGCTCTTCAAGGAGATGAAGTGACCAACGTTGCTCAGGCTGTCAAGCATCTTGTTGTCGCATGTCACAGCGCAAGTTACTCGGCCGGTTGGTGGACGCACCGCGCCACTGGAATGAACCTGCGCGACGTTGTGCGCAGCCCTGACAATCCGCTGGAAGAACTGCTTGCAGGCGCCTTGGTCGCGCAGAAATTGTGCCTAACTCACAGCGAGGTCAGCGAAGCGATGGAGGGGCATCGCAAGGGGCTCATGGACGATCATCTGCCACATCGACCGATGATCGAGGTTGAACTGGCTGACGCAGTGATTCGCATTGCCGATCTTGCCGGTGCACTCGGGATTGACCTGGGTGGCGCAGTGCAGGAGAAACTGCATTACAACGCGCAGCGAGCAGACCATAAACCCGAAGCGCGCTCGGCCCAGGGCGGCAAGGCTTATTGATCATGCGTTGGCGCCTGATCGACGGGTTCGAGATGACTACGGCAAAGGAGATATTTCGCAGAAAGCACTCGGACAGCGCTTCGGCGTAAGCGCTAAACAAATTTCCGTCATCGTCAATCGACTTCAGTGGTTTCACATCTTAGAAAGGAACCCATGAGCAAGTTCAATATCGTCCAGTTCCAGGCCGCCAGCGGTCTGCCGCTGACCGGCGACTTCATCGTCAACACGTTGGGTGTCGCGCCCGACGAGACCGTCAAGCGTGCCATGTTCTGGAACCGTGACAAGTACGGTCTGATCCTCGGCCGCCTGCAGAACCACATCAACGGCAAGGGCGCTGTCGACCCGACCACGTTCGATCCCTCGCGCCCGAAGAAGGACGCAGACGACCCGTTCGCGGAAGCACAGAAGCCCGCGGCCCAGGCCACGCCGCCCGCGGACGACGACCCGTTCGGTGAACCCTCGACGCCGGCTGCCGACGACCCGTTCGGTGAGCCGGTGACCGAAGGCGCCGACGACTTCTTCGGCTGATCAACGGGCAGCGGCCCCTGGGCTTACTGGGGGAGGCCACCGCTGCCCACCAACCTACGAAAGACCCTATGGCAATCGTCATCAACAAAGCGGCAGTGCGCCGCAGTCTGGAGCAGTGGTTCATCGCTGCTCGCGCTGGCCAGACGCTCGGTGCAGTCGAGACGGCGAAGTTGTCGTCAGCCGATGCGGCAGCGCAGAGCAGCGACTTCTTCTTCGATCTCCTGGCAGGCGACGAAGACGCGTTCCAGTACGCCGACGGGCTGAACGCGCCCTTCATCGCGCTGGAGGACTTCCTTCACGCCAACACCGATCTCTGGGCTGACATGGAAGGCAGCGTGCTGGAGGTTGCGCTGCAGGTGCTGCGCAAGCTTACGGATGAACGTGCGGCTGCTGCAACGCCCGTCGAATCATCGGCGCCTGTCGAAGACTTCTTCATCGGCTGATCATGGGCAAGATCTGGTTGCCGCGGGACTACCAGCGTGCGCTGCGAGATGCTGCGCTGGACACCCCTCGCTACCAGTGGTGGGCTGGGACCGGGACGGGAAAGACCTCGACGTGGCTGAGTGTCATGGACACGCTGCTAACGTTCGATGAGGTTCGACACGTCCTGGTCGTCAGCACCTACAACATCGCCACGATCGTGTGGCCACAAGAACTGCAGAAGTGGGAGTCGTTCCGGCACCTCACGATGGCAGTTGCTGTGGGTACACCTACACAGCGCATCGCAGCGCTGAAGCGCAAGGCGCAGATCACCTGCATCAACTTCGAGAACCTCCCCTGGCTCGTCGAGGCGTTGGGCGACGAGTGGTTCTTCGACATGGTCGTCGCAGACGAAGCGACGCGCCTGAAGTCGCTACGCATCGACATCCGCAAGTCGACGCTGGGCAAGGTGTTCAACCGTCAAAGCGGCGGAAGCGGTCGTGCGTACAAGGTCGCCCAGGTCGCTCACAAGCGTGTGCGCCGTTGGATCAACGGCACCGGCACTCCGCTGCCCAATGGACTGGTCGACCTGTGGGGGCAGGCATGGTTCATCGACGCTGGCCAACGCCTGGGGCGTACGTTCAGTGCGTACAAGGAACGGTACTTCAACTCGATCCGCATCGACACGTACGAGACGATCCTGCGCCCGACCGAGTTCGCCGAGGAACAGATCAAGGGCAAGCTGGCCGACGTCACGCTAACGATCGACGCGGCTGACTACATGGATCTGCCACCGATCCAGTACAACCACATCCCCATCCCGCTGCCTGCCCAGGCGTGGCAGCACTACCGCGAGCTGGAGAAGGAATACTTCACCCTGGTCCAGGATCACGACATCGAGGCAGTGAACAGCGGCTCGAAGTCGATGAAGCTGCGCCAGTTGGCCAGTGGCGCCGCGTATCACGACGATCAGGCTAACTTCGTCGAGACGTATAGCGGCAAGTTGGATCGGTGTGAGGACATCCTGAACGAGCTGAACGGCGCCTCGCTCATCGTGGCGTACCAGTTCAAGTCGGATCTCGCCCGGCTACAGAAGCGCTTCCCGAAGGCCCGGGTCTTCAACGCCGCCAACAAGGACGCATTCCAGCGCGGCGAGTTCCAGATGCTGCTAGTCCACCCAGCCAGCGCTGGCCACGGCATCGACGGGCTGCAGGACGTGTGTCATCACATGGTGGTCTTCAGCCAGACCTGGAACCTCGAAGAGTTCATCCAGGTCATCGAGCGCATCGGGCCAGTGCGGCAGGTCTCAGCAGGCTTCTGGCGCACGACATTCGTTCACCTCCTTATTGGGGAAAACACCATAGAGGAAGACATGGTCGATCGCATACAGTCGAAGGACAGTGTTCAAACTGCAGTCAAGGCTGCGATGAAGAAGAGAGGCTTGAAGTGAAGCATGGCGAACAAGTGCGCGCTGCCCCGGCGGCCTCCGCGCCCGACATCCTGGCCGCTGCCGAGAAGCACATGCGCGACCGCGCTGCGACCTACGACAAGCCCGAGGGCGAGCGTTCTATGGGCAAGACGGTCGCGGCGTTCAACATCATCACTGGGCGCGACCTGACCGAGTCCGAAGGCTGGCTGTTGATGCAGATCCTCAAGGACGTGCGCGACCGGCAGCGCCAGGACGCGCACCGCGACTCGCTAGAAGACGGCGTGGCGTACGCTGCGCTGAAGGCCGAGGCGCGGCTCGCGGGGAAGTGACATGCTCGACCCGATCACGAAGCAGTGGCGCGCGAACATCTCGTGCAGGCGCTGCCGCTATCGGCACCCGGCTGAGTGGTCGTGTGCAGTTGCTGCGGCGCATGCGGCCGACCAGCGGGCTGACCGTGGCGACGTGCCGAACGGTGTAGAACCTGCTCCCATGACGCTCACGAACAGTGAACTGCAGACTGCCATCGACTATGCGGTCGAGCAGAGCCGCCGTCTGGGGACCGACAACCCTGCTCGCGCCAGCATGCGGGCGCACCTGGACAACCTGCTGGCCATCCAGGTGGTCAGGGCGAAGGGTGAATGATGCGCAGAACAGGGACAGCGCGCCGCCCTTTCACGGCGCGCAACGACGGAGAGTAAAAATGAGTTTCAAGTTCGATCTGAAACAGGCCGTGACCATCGCCGCCAGCGGTGAGGCTGGCGAGGTGATTGGACGTGCGGAGTACACCACCAGCGAATCCAGCTACTTGGTGCGATACCAAGCTGCGGACGGCCGCGCAACCGAGGCATGGTGGAACGAAAGCGCGCTGACCGCGTGATGCAACGGCTGCCAGCGCCGATGCGCTGGTGCGACGCCGAGTGCCGCAACGAATGGAGTTCGATGCAATGAAAACCTCCCTCGCCATCGCGCTGCTGTGTATGCTGTTCGGCCAGTGGCCCGCTGCGATCTTCTTCGCGGTCATCGCCGCTGTGCTGAAGCCACGATGACCGACTACGCGCTGCCGTGCCCTGAGTGCGGCTACGGAGAGTGACATGGCTGAACCGACGATGCTGATACCTATGCCCGACGACATGGCGCGGCTGATGAAGCTGTCGCAGTGGCAGGCCGCCGAGATTGACCGGCTGCGCGAGCGCGTGTTCGAGCTGGAGTCGGACCCGAAGGGCGGCGACGTGATACCGCTGGCTGAGCCCCGCTGCGGCGATCTGCGGCGAGCTGCCGAGCGGTGCATCACCGCGTGGACGGTGGTGCGCGGCGGCGTGTGGGACCCGAACGGGCTGATGGACGAACACATGGTGGCGCTGCGCAAAGCGCTGACGCCCAACGTTCGTATTGAGCCGCAGCCGTAGGCTGTTGGCTCGAATACGGGGTTAGCCCGCCCCACCCGAAGCGCGAAGATGTAACAGTGAAAATAGTGCTTGCGTGAGCGCTCACGATGCCATAC